ATGATACCGACGTGTTCGCGGAAAACGGTGAATCAGCACATCGGACGGATTAAGCGGGCGGTCAAATGGTGGGTCGAGGAAAAACTGATCCCCGATGCTGTGGCCGACTCCTTGCTGCTGCTGCCCCCGCTCCCGGCGTTCCGGTCCGCCGCGCGCGAAACCGAACCGGTCGGAGCCGTAGAATGGGGAGTCGTTCAAGCGACTGTTGAGCAGTTGGTGGAACCGTGGCGGTCACTGGTGATGTACCAATGGTGGACCGGGCAGCGCCCTGGAGAAGCGTGCGGGTTGTTGGTTGAGTGGGTCACGCTGACCGAAGACGGCGGGCGTGTCGACTTCGGGCTGAACCACAAAACGGGGTGGCGCGGGACCGAAAAAACGCTCCCGATCGGGCCGCAAGCCGCGAACGTGCTGCGTCCCTGGATAGAATCTGCGAAACTCCGGAGCCGCGAATTCGTGTTCGCCACCACGTGGACGGCCCGTGGCGCGGAGCCGCGCCGCACGATTCCGCCGAGCTACGCGCGCGCGGTTCTGCGCGCGTGCAAAGCGGCGAAGGTCGAGCCGTGGCACCCGAACCAGTTGCGACACAGTTTTGCGACCCGCGTCCGCGCCGCACTCGGACTCGAAGCGGCTCAGCACGCGCTCGGACACGCGCGGGCGGACGTCACGCAGATCTACGCGGAGAAGAATCAGGCTACCGCTGCGGAAGTGGCTCGTCGGTTAGGGTGACTCACTCGCCGTCTCCCGATGAAGAGCGAGGGTAGCTCCGTACCTTCCGCGGCGTCGGGAGCGCTTTGTTGAGCATGTCGGCCGTTGGTTGGGCGGCGTAAGGCATGACCTCTGCGGAAATATCGAGCGACTCCAGCCACTTTGTCAGTTTCGCCCGCACCTTCGTTTCGCTACCGTCGTCCTCCGCCCAGATCCACGAAAGTAACGTCCATAGTGCTTTGGATTCTGGCCCGTACAATTCGGACGGCGACAGACGGAGTGGTTCGGTCCGTGAGATGCTTTTCAGGTGGCGTTCCAGCGCTTCCTCAACCAGCGTCGCGGGCACGTTCCCCGGCCATTTCCCCCGCTGCTTCGCCGCTTCATCTGCCTGTCGCTCCACTTCTTCGAGGTGCGATTCGAGCACTTCGCGGTATACTGTGGACGCAGTTTTGCCGAGCACGGCTGCTGCGGCGTCGTAACGTGCTTTCATGGCAGGGTCGACGCGCGTGTTGATTTGGTCGCTGATCGCCACGAGAAACTCCGATTAGAGGAAAGCTAGCGTGTGCTCATCCGTTGTATCCTTCGACGCAATGTAACGGAAATTGCGTTGCATGTCAAATTTGTATCGCAACGCGAAATACAAAACGGGAGTTGCAATTTGTCCATCATGCCTTATGCTAGTGTCGTGGTTCGCATTTCGCGGGCCGCGGAGGGTGTCGCATGTATAGGGTGAAAGTCGTCCGCGCTGAGCGTGGCGCGGTGGAACTGGACATCGACGGGCGCACGGTCTGCGCTTCGCTGACGACTACGGGCTTGAATTTGGCCGCGGTCGATGAAACGCGATGCGTCCCGTGGCCCGCCCTCGTGGGCGTGCCCGCGGGTTACGGGATACTCCGCAACGGTTGGCACATCGAAACGGTGCCGACTGAAGTGGAAGCAATTGACCGAGTTAACGACCTGCGCGGCGTCGGCGATCAGGCGAGTTACTTCCGTATCGCTCATTGACTCGTTCGGCCGGCGCGCGGGAGCCGGCCTTTTATTTCACTCGATTTGTATTGAGATTTGCGTTGCAATGAAATACGATTTAGTAGTCAACTTGAATCGCAATTGCTTTCCTCAATCCCAGGTGCCCGCATGTCCGAGTCCGCAACCGCAACGCAACCGAAAATCCAATCGACGGCGCAACTTCCGCTGTTCGCCGCGGAAATGAACCGTAAGCTCGCGAAAAAGCTCATCGACTCACCGAAGGTCACACTCGCCGCGGCGGTGCTGGCGTTCGGGACACTCGATCCCGAAATCCAGGTCGATCTGATCGCGAAGGCGCGAGCCGAAATCCTGCGACAGTAACCCGCTCCGTCGCGGCGATCTTCTGATTCCCGCGGGGCGCGGTTCTCGCGCCCCGTTTTCTTCCCCACACAACCTCATGCCACACAAGCAACTTCAATTGCTCGCGAAGCCGCGCGACTACCAAGACACGTTCCTGTGCGACGTGTTGCAGACGCTCGACGATGCGGCCCCCGGCGACTCGTTCCTCTACGCTTCGCCGACCGGAACGGGTAAGTCGTTTATGGAACTGCTGCTCATGCCGTGGCTCCCCGACGCGCTGCTCATTACGCCGCGGTTGGAGATCGTCGCCGGGATGCTGCAAAAAGGTGGCGTCGATACGTCGAAGTGGAGCGACGAGCGGCTCGCGAAGGAAGCACTCGAATACCGCATCACGACACCGATTCGCGCGCGGAACATGCTCGCGAAGGGTGAACTGCCGTGGCGACCGGACGCGGTGATCTGGGACGAAGCACACCACCGCAGCGCCGACAGCTACGAAGACATCCGCGCGTATTTGGGCGGTGCAGTCGAGATCGGGCTGACCGCATCTCCGTTCCGGGGAACGCCGCTCGGAACGGAACAGTTCCTCGAATCGTGGAAGTCGTTGACGTGGGTAATGACGTACCCGCAAGCCGCCGTAGATGGCTACATCGCGGTTCCCCGGTGCGAAACGTGGGCACTGAGCGACGATGACGAAGTAGAAGTCACCAACGGCGAGATCACTGTCCGCGGCGCGGAAGAGATCGTGCGGCCGCGGCTCGCGGATGTCGTGGAGCGGTGTAACACCTTCCGCCGCTTCATCGGTAGCCCCGACGAGAACGGCAACCTCGAAGATCGCACCACCTGCTGGGACCGCCCCACCATCTTCGCCGTCCCGTCTACCGACATCGCGCGGGAACTGGCCGCGATGCTCGAAGCGGCCGGGCTGCCCGCGCGTGCCGTCACGCAGGACACGCCCCGCGCGGAACGTAACACGATCTTCGCCGCGTGCGAGCGGGGCAGCGTCGCGATCGTACAAATCGACGTCGTGAGTGAGGGCGTCGACCTGAAGCTCCGGCGCCTCATCGACCTGCGCCCGACGCTCAGCCCCGTGAAGTGGCTGCAACAGGTCGGGCGGATCACGCGACCGGGAGAAGCGGCCCCGGAATACATCTGTTGCAACCGCAATCTCGAACGACACTGTTACCTGTACGACGGGCTGATTCCGCCCGCGGCCGTCGCCGCATCACAAGCCGCGTTCGGCAACCCGTCGCGCCGGGCCGGGGTGCGCGTCGTCGGTGCCGAGAACCTCGGACGCTTCAGTGCCGCGGAACTGCCGTTCGCAGACGGGACCGTGGGCGTGATGTACAATCTGACGGCCGTTGAGGGGTTCCAAAAGAAGGAATACGCGATCCTGATGCACCCGTGTTCCTCGCAGCCGCTGTACGCGGCGCGGGAGAACGAGCGGAGTACGGAGGGGCAAACGGTGTCATGGGGCCGGTGGCGTGCCGTTGACAAGCTCCCGGACCTGCGCGGGTTCGCGAGCGCGTCGGCGAAGTCACTCTCGGACAAGCAACGTCAGTGGTGGCAGCGGGCCGCGCAGTCGAAGGGACTTTCCGCGACCGCAGACGTGAACCGCAAAAACTTCGTCGCGCTGCCGATCCTCACGGATCTGGGATTGAAACTGGGGGTGTAATACCTCGCATTTTTGACATGCATTATAAAATGCGATACATTGTATTGCGTCGCCCGAAACCCTGATGCAATGGTGATGTAATGGAACTACTTAACCGGGTGCTCGATTACATTGAGAAAGATGCGGCGATTGCCTACCGTCATCTTTTCGACGATATCAATGTGGCTCCGGATGGCACAATGCTGCTAGGCGCGATTAATCGTGATTCGTGGGCGAACTCCGAAAACCTCGTGGCAGTGGACGCTAGTGGCGTGCTGGACGTGCTCGATCAGATGCCCGCAGATGAAGTAACAAAAGTCCCGTTGGCACTACCTTCTGACGAAGTGTGGGTGGAACGGGTGGGTGGTATTCCAGACTACTACGCTGCTGAATATCCTGTGACACGTCAAGGGTACATGTTGCAAGGAGAGCAGTGCCGGCCACCAAGAGTTTACACGTTTACCGCATCGATTTGGACCGCGCCTACCATCTCGACGAAACCGGGGTTCGTCTACTTCACTATGTTGGGGCGATACAACGTAGTGGCGGGGCACGCGATTCGGGCTGATGTGCCGGAGATATTTAACAGTCGACGTGACCCTGCGTGGGGTTATTATCACGACGGCGAAACGGGGTTACTGCGAACGGATGACACTGCGATGGTGGACCACCTCGCGTCACATGAAACGTGGCTGTTTAAAGCTCTCGCGCTAATGAATTGCCGCAATATCGAGGCAACACCAACTGGTAGCACAACGCCGCGACGAATCGCAGCAGCCGTAAAACGCGGGCCTGATATCGTTCACCGGACGCTCAAATTGACCGTTCCCGCGACCGTCCGCAAGAGCACCGGGAGCGAGAACGACGCCGACCCGAACGCGAGAACCCGGTTCCACTTGTGCCGCGGTCACTTCAAGAACCTGACACACCCACGGTACAAGACCCCCGGTTTGCACTGGTGGCCGGCGCACTGGCGCGGAGATCCCGACGCGGGTGAAGTGCGAAAGGACTACCAACTCGTGCCGGCGAACTAGAATAAATTGCGTCGCAATTTGTATTGCGACGCAATTTTCTTTTGCCTACAATCTCTGCGGCACAACCCCACACCGAAAGTATCCATGTTCAACCCCGCGATGCTCGGCAGCGCCGACAAACCGCTGCGCCCGTCGGCGCTGGCGTGGCTTATCAAGTGCCCGGTCAAGGTGGTACTGATGCTCGACGAGTTGGACGAGGGCGGTCCGGCCGCGCAGACCGGGAGCATGGTTCACGCGGGCGTCGAAGCGTTCCATGCGGAACCCGACGCGACGAAACGAGTGGCCGCGGCCGTCGCAGCGATGCACGGCGCGGCCGGGAAGTTTCCGCTCGCCGACCCCACGGAAGCGCGCCTCTACCTCGAACCCTATTTGCTCGATCCCCGTAACGAGAACGCGGCGGTCGTCGCGTTAGAGCACAAGGTTGCGCTCGTGCTCCCGCCGCACGACCTTGATCCGACGGGGTTGCCGATCCACATCCGCGGCACGCTCGACCAGATCCGCGACGAGAACGGCCGGTTGCTCGTCTGCGACCTGAAGACCGGACAGACCACCGGTTGGCAGATGATCCACGACTACGCCTATCAGCAAGCGGCCTACGTTCTGGCCGCTCGCGCGTCGGGCTTCCCCGCAGCGGAACCCGGCTACCTGATTCGCGCCTACGGCTACCGCGCCCGTGGTGCGAAGCTCCCGTCCCCGGACGGGGTGCAGTGGTGGCTGCCGCTTGATGTCGCCGCGTGCGTGGCGCTCATGGACCGTGTGCGACTGCAAATCGCCCTGATCCGTCGCGGGGAGATTGATTACGGACCCGGCACGCACTGCACGTTCTGCCCGTTGAAGGGGCTGGATTCGTGCGTACCGAAGGCGAACACGAAACTGTTCGCGTTGCCGATGGCGTAAAAAATAATTGACATGTAAAATGCGACGCGATACAATTTGTGTGTCGGGCCGTGCGACACGCGAACCCCAACATCCCACGGCACACCTGAACCGAAACCTGTACCATGCCTGCCGTTCGCACTCTCGTCCCACCGAAGCAAACGACCCGCGAAGCCGATTCCGCCGGCGCCACGGTGGACGCCCCGAAGCAAACAACCGCGCTCGCGAACCTGCCCGCGTGGGCAACCGCGGTCCCGGCCGTGCCGCAGATGGAAGGGGGCGGCGCCCCACAGTGCTACGTGGGGCAACTGCAACCCAACACCGGCAAGCGCAACCAACTGCTCGCGGCCGGTGTCGAGGAAGGTGGGTTCTACCTCGACAATCTGGGAACGGTCACCCCGCTGAAGCCGTTGAAGTTCTGGCTGGTCGAAGCCGCGGTGTACCAAACACAGATGAACGCGGCCGGTAATGTTGTGTTCGCGACCCGTGATATGTCCCTCGCGCAAAACGACCTGCACGAACACGCGGTCGCGGTCGTGATCGTGCAAACGCCGAACGGGTTGGTGCCCGCGAAGTGCGACTTCCGCAAGGCACAATCTCCGGCGTACAAGGCCGCGGCCGACACGCTCGCCGAAGTGCTCGACCCGGAGAGCGGTTGGGCGCGGAAGTCGGACGCCCACAAGGTCGCGAGCGCGTGCCCGATCCCGTGGGGCCGGTTCACGACGACCGCGGACGTGCAGCGGAAGGTCGGGAAGGGTTCGGGCAAACCGTACTTCGCCGCGTTCGGCCGCACGGCGCCCGCGACCGTCACGGAAATGGAGCAACTCGGCGCCGCGATCCAGACGCCGGAGTTCGCGCAAGCCTACGAGACGGCAAAAGAGTCGTTCAAGTCTCGCTGCGAGTACATCGAAAAGGCCATCAAGTCGTAACCAGCGGCCGTGTTCGATTCCCTCAACCCGGCCTAACCGCCGGGTTTCTTTTTCCCATGCGACGCGCACATGCCAACCCTCACCATCACGCGCGCCTCTTCGACGAAACACGAAGTCAAACTCGCGGCCGACGACGGCACGATTCTCGAATGCTACGAAGCGAACTTGCTGTCACCGCGGGCGCAAGCGAAGCTCGCGGCGACCACCGGGCTGACGCAAGCCGCGATCGCGAAGGCCGCGACCGAAGTGCGCGACGCCACGCGGCTTCCGAAGGCACCGCGCCCGGCCCAACAGATCCCGTACACCGGCCCCACAACCCCGGAAGTCGCCGCGAACGCGCCGTTCCGCATAATCCTGCGCGGAATCGGGGAACCCAAAGAAACCGGAAGAACGATCGAAGGTCAAACACCGATTGAGGCGTTTTTCCGCGCCTTCGATGCCCTCGACTACCCCGTTGGCGATCCGCTGATTACCTGGACCGGAAAAGACGTCGTGTGTTGTCTCGATGTGGACTACCACAGCGGGTACAAACCGACACCGGAAACGCTCGAAGTACGGGCCGCACAACTCCAACCCCGACCGTTCGCGTACCACGTCAGCCACGGGCGCGGGTGCAAACTCTTCTACGTGGCCGCGGACGGCTACACAGCGGAAGAACTCGCGGCCGTTGGTGCGATCTGTTGGCTGAACCAAGACCGGCGCGCGACGACGGACCTTATCACACAATCCCGTCACCCCGGTTACGCTTCGAGCAACCACGGCACGAAGTGTGGGCCGGTCTACACTCAAACGCCCGGCGCGGACGTGTCCCCGGTGAGCGCGTGGTTGCGCCGGTCCGTGGACGAACAAGCGGTAACCGACTGGCTCGAAACGCGCGGCTGGAAACTCGGCGACCGGCTGGCGCACGAAGAGTGCCCGATTGACCCCGACACAGAGTCATCGTCCGACGACCCGGTACAGATCCAATCCGGCGGGATCATGTGCTTCCGGTGCCAGGGAAAAGGGCTGTCGTGCGGGCGGACACCGGGGTTCCAGCCGTGGGCGTCGATCGTGGGTGGCGCGCCGCCGAAGGCCGTGGCGATGATCGTCAACGCGGTCCACTGGCAGCACGCACGATTGGTTCTGCGCCACGAGTTCCCGCGGCTCCCGGAATCGATCGCGCGGGCCGCGTACACCGCCGCCGTGAAGCTCCAACACGGTGCCGACTCGCCGCAAGCGCTCGCGGCCGGGCGCGCGGGCGCGGACCTGATCCGCATGCAAGGGCGCTGGGTGTCTCCGGACGGGAACACAACGTACACGCAGCACTTGAGCGGGATGGTAAACGCCCTGCCCGCAGTTTGGGTTCCGGGCGAGCGAACGGTGATGGGGGACCGGCGCGACTTGTTCCTTCAAGCCGCGGACCTCTCGAAGTACGGTTACTTCCACGTGACGCCGGTTCACGGCTGCAAGATCTACGGCCGGCACCTGGATTACCCGGACGGCCGAATCGCGTTCGCGTCTCCTTCGCGGCACTTCCACAGTGAGGGTGCCCGCCGCTTCGCGCCGCATTATCGGAAGCCGGAAGACCGCATGCCGCTCGACGCGGCATGGGGCGTCGTCGAAGAAGCGTTCCCCGGAATTCACCATAACTACGTGTACCTGTTGATCGCGCTGAAGGGGCTCGCGGAAGGGGCGACCGTGCAAGCCCCGTTTACGATCGTAACCGGTCCGAGCGGGAGCGGGAAAAGCAGCACGGTTCACGTGGCCGCGGGGCTGTGCGGCGACGCGGCCAGCGAGCCTACGTATTCCGCGGACATGGTGCGGCTCATGCAAGCGGTCGGTGAGGGGCTCGACGCGGGTAGCTTCGTCGTGCTCAACGAGATCTTCAAGGAAGCGGCGAAAGCGCGATTGAAGCCGCGGGCCGCGGTCGACCCGATTCTGACGATGACACCGAACTCGCTTTCGCACCGGCTCTACATCGGACCGCGGCCGTTGGGCCGGCTACCCGCGCTCGTGCTCACCGATATCGAGATCCCCGCCGTTGTTCACTCGGACGTTCAACTCGCTCGGCGGCTCGTGTGGGTGGATCTGCCGAGCAAAGTCGAGTGGGGACAGTCCCTCGCGAAAGCGGGTTTCGGTGACATGGCCCGTTTCCGCTTGTGGAAACCCGAAGCGGCCGCAGCCGCCGACGCGATCGTGTCCGACGTCACGGACCGGTTCTTCCGTGATGCGTGGACGGTGGCAGACGTGGCAAAGGAACTCGGGTTCGGAACACTCGAAGATCTCGGAGATTGTGGAACGGTCCGGGACTCGCTCCGGCGGTTCTTCAAACTCGTGTGCGACGCGCCGGCGCTGACGGGTTCCGACGCGGACCGCTACCCCGCACCGGGTTGGAAGGCCATCGGGCGCGGTGACACGTCCGACCTCGCGGACCTTTGGAACCAATTGGCGAACGGGCTGCAAGGGGACGAGTGGGGGGAATCGCGGATCGTTACGGGGGAAGATTGGGGCCGGTTGCTCGGTAAGAAAGAGTCGATAAAGTTCGACCGCGCGATGTACCGGAACACTTTGTATGTGCGGTTCCGAATCGGACAGAAGATGGCGCCAACGTGGACGTCGGCCGAATCAATTTGACATGCAAAATGTGTTGCGATACATTTAAACTATGCACTGGAACCACCCCGCTCCCGTCTTCATCGACCTGGAAACACAGTCCGCCTGCGACCTGAAGGAAGCGGGCGGGCGCGTGTACGCGGCTGATCCGTCCACGCGGATCATGACCGCGGTCTTCTGGATCGACGGGGCTTATCACGTGTGGGTTCCGCGCCACACCACGGACGCGACCACGTTCGCGCGCATGGACGTCGCCCAGATGTGGCCGCGGGAGCTTGGCGCCCCAGACCCGATCGTGTTGCACTTCGCGGATGTTCCCCCGGAACCGGCACAAGCCGCAATCCGTGCAGGGCGCCCGTTCGTCGCTCATAACGCATTCGGGTTCGATCAACACGTTTGGCGCGGCGCGGTCGTTGAACGCGGTCCGGCGTGGAACGGAAACGTTGACCCTCAATGGCTCGATACGCTCCCGCTCGCTCGCGCGGGTGGGTATCCGGGGCGGTTGAACGCGATCGCGCAGGAAGTCGCGGGCGCCGGGAAAGACGCCGGGCACCGCATCCTGATGAAGTTCATTCAAGCGGATGTTGAGGGATCGGAGATCGTTTACAAGCGCCCTGGTGTCGGGGATCTACAGGTTATCTGCCGGTACAACGTCGTGGACGTGGAACTGCTCCGGCGCGTGTGGGGCGCGCTCGAACCGGTCCCGGTCGAAGCGGACGTGATTGAAGCGCACCGGGCCGTGAATCATCGTGGTGTTCGCGTCGATGTCGCACTGGCGACGTCGCTTTCGCGGGTAGCGGGTGAGTCCGTTCAGCGCGCGGGGACAACGATCGAGAAGATCACCAACGGAGAATTGAAGCAAACGGAACTTCGGAGCGTGCAGAAGGTCAACGCTTGGCTCGACGCGAAGGGCGTCCGCATTCGCGACTACGGCGGGAAGCGAACGCTTCGGAAGGATTTCGTGAACCAAGCGATCGCGAACCCGTGGCTGATGCTCGAAGACGATTCACCGGTCGCGGCCGTCGCAGACATTGACCCGCTCGTGTTCGAGGTGCTCCGGTTGCGCGGGGCCGCGATCCGTATCACCGGCGGCAAATCCGAGCGCGCCGTGATGCGGGCCGGGCGAGACGGGCGCGCCCGCGACCTGCACACGTACTGGCAGGCGCACACCGGCCGATGGAGCAGCGCGGGGATTCAGGTTCACAATCTCCCGCGCCCGAAGAAGGGCGTGCCCGTGCTCGACTTGCTCGCGCGGCACGAAGCAGATGGGTGGGGCCAAAACGCTGGTACGGCGTTTGAGATGATCGCGGGTTCGCTCCCCGCGAAACTGACAGTTGATGACGCAATCTCCTCGCTGCTCCGACCGCTGTTCGTCCCCGCGAACGGGTGCGCGTTCGCGATCTGCGACTACGCCGCTGTGGAGTGCCGCGGAATCGCGTGGATCGCGGGGGAAACGGGACTACTCCACACGCTCGCGACCGGGGGCGATGTTTACAAGGAAATGGCTTCCCGCATCTTCGGGAAACCGGCGGACCAGATCACCGACGCGGAACGACAGGTCGGCAAGGTGACGGTTCTCGGGTGCGGCTACTCAATGTCCGCGGAGAAGTTCCGGTTGTACTGCGGGCTGCAACAAATCGATCTTGCGGCCGCGGGCACGACCGCGGAAGCGTGCGTCGAGGCGTTCCGGGGCGCCTACCCCGCAATCGCGGGCGAACCGGCCGGGATGATCGAAGGCAAGCCGTACCGCGCGAACGGCGTGTGGGCGAAACTCGCGAAAGCGGCGCACGCGGCCGTTGAACAGGGCGGCATCCACACCGCGGGCAAGACGCGATGGGCTTACGACGGCTCAACGTTGGTTTGTGAGTTGCCGTCCGGTCGGCAGCTACGTTACCGGTGCGCACGGATCGAAGACCGCGTGCCCGGCTACGCGCGAGCGCTCGGTATCGACAAAACGAAGCCGACGCTGATCTACGAAGGCGCGTTCGGCGAAAGCTATCTTTACGGCGGGAAGATCGCGGAGAACGTCGTTCAGGCGATATGTCGGGATTTGCTCGCGACATCACTCGTGATGACAGAGAACGCGGGGCTGAACCCGGTGCTACACGTTCACGACGAAGTCGTATGCGAGGCGCCGGGCGACGGTTCCGCGGCTTTGGAATCGCTCGCGTCGCTCATGACGACGGTCCCGGAATGGGCCGCGGGCTTCCCGATCGCAGTCGAAGGGTTCGCGGCCCCGCGATATCTGAAGTCCCCGCCGAAGGGGTGGGCACACAGCGCGAAACGGTCCAAAACAATTTGACATGCGAATTGCGTTGCGATACAATTTAGCAGCCCACCCTAAACTGGAGATTCGCATGCGTGGCGTTTCGTTCCTGACGTTCGTCGTGTTCCTCACCCTGAAATTGTGCGGCGTTGTTGATTGGTCGTGGGGCTTCATTGTGCTCCCCGCGGGCGTTCTGTTCGGCTGCGCGGCCCGCGAAGGCGAGATCGAGAAGGCACTGAATAAAGACCTGTCGAACGTGTAATTTGAAATGACATTTGCATCGCATTTCATTATTTCTTAGAGCCACATCGGGAACGATCTTCGTCGCCCTTTTCTCCTAACCGGAACCCACCATGCCGCGCAAATCCGTTCGCGACTGGTCCGACGACCCCGCAGCCGACCTGCTCACTTGCACGGGCACACCGTCGCAGCCCGGCTGCGGGCGCGGGTTTGCTGCGCTCGCTAAGCACCCGCGCACCGGCGTCCGGTGCGGTCGGGATAAGTGCCCGCACTGTGGCGTCCGACGTGCGGTCCCGGACGCGCTACACGCGACCTACACGAAGTGGTTCGGACTGGTCGCGAAGTACACGCCGGAAGCCGCGAAGAATCTCGGTGACTACGACGCCGCGTTCGACCTGATCCACGACGCTTACATCGTCGCGCTGCTCCGGTGGGTTCCCGCGCGGGCCGCGTTCTCGACGTTCGCGGTTTGGCACCTGCGGCGCGCCGCGGCCTACGCGCGGCCGACCGCTCAACAACAGTTTGAACGTTCCGTGGTAATAACCGGCCCCTCGGAAATAGAAGCCACCCCCGCGGTGGAGATTTCGGCGCTGATCGAACAGGCGACCCCGGCAGATATGTCGCGGTTGTTAAACGTGCTCCCGAAGCGGCACCGCACCGTGGTTGCGATGAAGCTCGGATTGCCCCCGCACTCGCGCGCCCACACGCACCGCGAGATCGCAACGGATCTCGGTGTTTCTCCGCAGCGATCGCAGCAGATGTACGAGCGCGCGATTTCGACCCTGCAACAGTCCTTCTAACCCGGAGTTCCCCAATGCTCGGAATCGAAGGCGTCGGCAAAGACGCGCCCACAGTTACGAACGCGACCGGCGGCAAGCAATCCGCGTCACCGTATCGCGCGGACCTGCTCCCGCCGCACGCGCTGCTCGAAGTGTCGAAGGTGCTGAAGGAAGGCGCGGACAAGTACGGCGAGAACAACTGGCACAAGATCCCCGCGGCAGACAACGTGAATCACGCCCTGGTTCACTTCTATGCCTTCCTCGCGGGCGATGCCAGCGACGCGCACCTTGAACACGCGGTGACTCGCGCGCTGTTCGCTTTGGATCAGGTTAAGAGCGGACGCGATCAACAGATGCGCAGCCGCGCGCAAGAAATGCTCCGCCCGCTCACCGTGTCAGACTTCAAACCCGGCGAGCGAGTTCGGACCAAGTACGGACACCCCGGCACTGTCATCGAATACGAGGACTGTGAGTGCGTGGGCGTTCGGTTAGACGGTTCTGGTCGCGTGTGTGGTTGGCTACCGCACACACTCGCAAAAATCTGACCCCACCACGCGGCCAATTGGCCGCGTTTCTTTTCGCCCGTCCCCTCAATCATCGTTGGAGTGTCGCCATGAGTCGGCCGGTAATCTACATCGCGGGACCGATCAGCAAAGGGGATCTGCTTCATAACGTGCGGCAAGCGGACACGGCGTTTCTCGCGCTCGTCCAGGCCGGGTTCGCGCCCATCAACCCGATGCTGAGCGTGTACGCGGGCGCGGCCAAAGGCGTGCCCGCGTACACTTACGACCCGGCGTCGGATGAAGATCGCATGACAGGGTACCGCGTCGTGGCAGAAGCGACGCGGACCAGCGCGTTGCCCATGCGACACCAAGATTGGCTTGACATCGATCTAGCGTTCGTTGAGCGATCGGACGCGGTTCTCCGACTGCCCGGCGAGAGTATCGGCGCGGCCGCGGAAGTGTCGCACGCGGAAGTGAAACAGATCCCAGTGTTTTACGACGTCGCACACGTTACCGATTGGTTCTTCGGTAACGCGAGGCGGTCGCTCTCGCACCCGTGGTTACGGCGGTTGCTTCCGCCGCGCCGGAACGGGATGTCTCACACCGACAACCAACTCTCTGGTTGGGTGCGGCGTGGGCTGGAAGACGTGGACGGGATCACGCACAAACTCACGGCCATCAAAGACGGGGGACAGTGGATGGTGCGTGACGCGGATCTGCGTTCATTCCTCGCAGCGGTAGGCAACGCGGCACGTAATTGAGTATCAACCTCGTATTCACGCGGCCGGGGCTTAGTGGCTCCGGCCGCGTCGTTTTCTGCGCGGATCAAGGCGCGAAACGCAACTGTGCATTGCTTTACGGGGGCGTTTCGCGTCGTAACATGCGTCCGTGGAATATGTTCAGGTCTGTCTGGCGCACATCAGCGGTTGCACACAACGGCCGTCGTATACCCCCGCGGAAAAACAAAATGCAGATACGTGACCGCATTGCTTTAAAAGCCGAAAATATCGATTGCTATTACTATTTATTATATGTTGTATATTGCTTTGTTTTTGTGGAGGGTGTACGGCAGCCGTTGTGTGCAACCGTTTACGCTGGCTTGAATGTAGTTAACCACTTGAAATCGTTGGCGTTTCGCGCGATTTTGGGCCGCGAAACGACTGCACAGTTACGCTTCACACCTTGAACGTCACAAGTGAAGTTGCTTTGCGACGCATTGTGCGTTGCGTTTCATTTCGATGCGATATACAATTCACACGCTCTGATACAGACGCCACGCATGCTCGCGCTGGTTCCGTCCGATCTCGGGCACGAATGACAGAGGGCTGCGAAGTGAAGATCCCGACACCGAAGCAGGCCCGCGCCGCGAAGAAGCTCGCTCCGGCGCCCGCGACGATGCCACCGAGCGTGCCGCAAGACTTCCGGCCGTTCGTGATCGACACGCCCGGCAAGTGGCTCGCGATCTTCGACATCCACGCGCCGTACCACGATATTCCGACGCTCGAACTGGCCGCCAGTTACGGGCGCCGCGAGAAGGTCGCGGGAGTGATCTTCGGGGGCGACTTCCTCGACTGTCACGACCTGAGCGACCACGACAAGGACAGCGACGCGGCCCGCTATCAGGACGAGATCCAGATTGGTGCGCAGTTGATGCGCTGGTTCCGCTCGCAGTTCCCGAAGGCGCGGCTGATCGTGAAGGAAGGGAACCACGAAGAACGGCTGCACCGTTACGTGATGCGCAACGCCCGCGCCCTGTCCGGGCTGCCCGGTGTTTCGACGCCGGAGTTTCTCGGGCTGGGCGACATCGGCGCGGAGTGGGTCGGCGACAAACGAACGATCGCGCTGGGCAAGCTCGACATCGTTCACGGCCACGAGTTCCACGGCAGCGGCGGCGTCTATCCCGCGCGCTGGTTGTGGGCGAAGACGCGGGCCGTCGTGATGTGCGGTCACTTCCATCGCACGAGCGCGTACCACGATCGCGATCTACGGGGCCGGCCCGAAGCCGCGTGGAGCGTGGGTTGCGCGTGCTACCTGCACCCGCGGTACGCGCGAAACAACTCGTGGAACCACGGGTTCGCAATGATCGAAGTTGAACCGTCGGGCCGGTTCCGTGTTGAGAACCTGCGCGTCCGCGACGGACGAATTGAGTAACGATTATGACTTCTACCGGACAACTAACGGCCGAGCGATTGATTGAAGCGCTGGCCGCGGGGAAGACTGCGACCGAAGCCGCGGCGGAAGTCGGCGTCTCGGTTTCGACCGTCTACCGCTACATGCGCGACGCCACGTTTCGCGCTTCTGTGTCGGCTCGCCGCGGTGACATGTGGGCACCGGATGCCGAGTTACTTCGCTCCGAGGTGCGGAACTCGATCCGCCGGTTGATCGCGCTTCGCGATAGCCCGCTGACTCACGATTCGACGCAACTTCGAGCGTCGATCGCGATCATCGAATTGGCGACGCAGATCAAGAAGATCACGGACGATGAACCCCGACTCGCCGCGATTGAAGACAAGCTCAACGGAACCGACGCCTCAACGGAGGCTTGAACGATGTTAGGTATCGCAATCGTGCTGGTGCTGCTCGTCGCGGTTCTCGCCGCTCGTTGCTTCGGTTTTGGTGGTAACGACCGCATCGACGACCAGTGCGAATTCAACCGACTTCGGGCCACGTGGAAAGCGGGTCGCGCGGGACCGATGGCCCCTGTGATCTTCACCGCACGGGTTCGTTAATCGCTGCCGGGTGACCCATGACCACACACGATACCGATGGCGACAGCCCGCCCGCGATCCGCGCGGCGGTTGTGTTCCTGAAGCATCTCGACATCATCCGCTGTCCGCCGTGCGACGGTGGTTACTCGCGCGACAATGGCCGCGAGCTTACTGCCGACGAGAGCGACGCGGAATCGGCGGCTCTCGACCTGCTTCGGTGTTACTTCCTCGACGCGCGCCGGTTCCTGTTTCCGGGAACGGGTGCCAGCAACGGAGACACAACGTGACTTCGCGACCCGCTTTATCGCCGCAACCGTCGCGCGGTAACAAAACGCCGCGCATTCTTCCGGACAGCGACTACAGCGTGTGGTGGCCCGAACCGCCGCACGGGTGCAACTGCGTCGATGCGTTTTGCCGCGGCGTGCTTACGGGCGCGGCCGTTGTGCTGGTGATTTTCGTGACCGCCATCGCGTTGAAGTTACTGTGAACCTCAAATCGCTCGAACGCCGTCTCGCGAAACTCGCCACGAACGAAGCGGAAGCCGCAGTCGCAGCCCGCTTCGCCGCCTACGCGAAGCGCCCCGTCGCTTACGTCGAAAAGCACCTCAAAAGCTACGTCACGCCAAAACAGCGTGAGATCCTCGAACTACTCGATAAACCGCCATACCGCGTGCTCGCGCGATCCGCGAACACGCAGGGCAAGACGTTCATCGCGGCGTCGAAGTGCTGTCACTTCTTCGATACCGAGCGACCGTCGATCACACTCGCGACCGCACCGACCGCCAAGAGCGTGACGGACCTACTGTTTAAGGAAATCCGGAGGTTGCGTCCGGGCGACAGGCAACTCGCGCCGAAAGCGCCGCGGTTGCAAGCGAGTCACGAGCACTACGTTGACGGCTACACGTCGAACAACCCTGATGCGTTCCAGGGGCGCCACGGCGCGCGGCTGGGACTCGTATTTGACGAAGCGACCGGCATCGATCCCGCGTTCTGGGCGCGCGCGGAAACGATGTTCGAGTCGCACGGCGGCCACTGGTGGCTCGCGACCTACAACCCGAACGATTCGGCTAGTCCCGCATACCTTGCGGAAGAATCCCGCGGCTGGCACGTGGTCGTCCTGTCCGCGCTCGAACACCCGAATGTCCTCGCGGAACTCAACGGCGACACACCGCCCGTTCCCGCCGCGGTGCGCCTCTCAACCGTGCTGCGCCGAATGGCCGCGGAGTGCGAGGAAACCCGCAACCCCGATCCCGCAGTAGATTTCGAGTTCCCCATAGGTTCGGGCGTCTGGTGGCACCCGAAGACGCCCGACTTTGAAGCGCAGATCATGGGCCGGTGGCCCGTCTCGCCGACGTCCGCGCTGTTCAGCCCGTTTCTCGTCGAATCGTGCTTCCGGATGCAGCGCGCAGTCGATCCGCGGTGGCAATTCGCGATGGGCTGTGACGTGGCCCGTTTCGGCGATGACAAAACCACGATCGCGCTGCGGTGCGGCCCGTGCCTATTGCGGCTCGAATCGCACTCCGGCGTTAACACGACGTGGATCGCGGACCGGCTCCGGACCGTGATCCGTGAGACGTTCGGGAAACTGGGTCTTGTTCCAGACGACTCAATGAGCGTACCAATATTTATAGATGATACCGGCGGTTACGGTGCGGGCGTGATCGATCAGGCGCACGGATACAACTTCATCGGTGTGAACAACTCCGAGAAGTCGCCCGATCCGCGGTACCCGAACACCCGGAGCTTCGTTTGGTGCGAACTGGCCGCGCTCGCGCAGGCCGGCGCGCTGGACCTGAGCCGGCTACCGCTCAATGAGCGTCAGAACATCAAGGCGGAACTGACCGCGGCCCGCTACCGAATCGATAGCGCGGGCCGGCGCGTGGTGGAACCGAAGGCACAGATTAAGGAGCGGCTAAAGCGCTCGCCCGACCGGGCCGACGCGCTCACGCTCTGTTACTACCTCGCGGCGCAGAGCGTACCGCGGTTGTGAACGGGGTGAAGCGTGACACTGGCACAGGCTCAGCACCTTCTCGCCGAATTGGTGCGGCTCAAGTCGGATGTGGAACGGTATCAGCGCGCTATGGGCGCTCTTGGTTCAGTGCCAGAGGTCCGCACCAGCGCTCACGACAAGATTGCGAATCTCGCGTACCACGCGCACCGGAGCTACGCGAGTCTCGAATATCGGCTGGCCCGGATGCTGTCGGGGCAAACGCACGATCCGTGTTCGTCCGCGCCGTCCATACCGTCCGCTCCGGGCGCCACGATGCCCCGAATCTGAGGACGAGTCATGATCGAGAACCCGGCCCTATTGAAGTTCACGAACGAGAGCGTTCGCACCACGGCGGATCTGCTCGCGGGACTGTTAACCGTGCCAACCGCCGTTCTCGACGCGGTGGTTGGGCAGGGGCTTTCGGCCACACTCGGCGCCAATGACACGGCATTGCTGCGGAGCGCGGCGTGGGAGGCGAGCGACTACACGGCGATCGGGGCCGCACAGGGTATCGCCGGGACCGACACCGGCGCCCGGGCGATGTTGACGAACCACGACGTTATCGCGCTGCTGCGCGTGCTGGTGGTTGTGAAGCAGATGATTGCGGCGAATTCCGACCTGGGGCCGTTGGTCCGGAAGATCGCCGTCAACCCCCGTCCCAACTCGGTGGTGTAGTCGTGGCGAACGCGATCAAGTACGTGGACAACGTTCTCGGATCGAACGGGAACACGGGTGACAACCCCGGTTCCGGTTCGACAGGGGCGTATGCGGACCTCGATACCGCACTCGCCGCGATTACGGGCGGCGGGAACCGGATCTGGGTGCGAAACACCGGAACCGACTACGCGAAGGCGTCGGCGGTCACGTTCCCGGCGAGCTTGAAAGGGGACACGACGGACGGCAAGAACGTGATCGAGGGGTACGCGACCACACCCGGCGCGCGGGACGGGCGCCCCACGTTCTCGTGCTCGCAATCGGGCGGGAACGTGTTCGCCCTCAACGACAACGACTTTTTCGAGTTCACGCACTTGCGGTTCACGCAGACGCACGCCACGAAGGGCGGCGCGTTCAGCCTGGCGACCTCGGCCAGCTCCCCGTTGGTGTGCCGGGATGTCGTGGTAGACGGTTGCCTCGCTCCCATTAACGCGAATATCGCGAGTGTGTTTTGGACGTGGGAGAACTGCGAGGTGCTCAACTGCACCACGACGGCGAGCCTGTTCCCGGGCTCGAACGGGGGCTTCATAAAGCTGTTCGGGTGCGACGTCCACGACTGCCCGTCTTCGGAGTTGTCCCGCGGGGGATCGTTCGGGATCGGCTATCAAGTCGAGGTCGTCAAATCGATCATCGACGGGTTGGCGGCGGGGATTAACGGGAACACCGGCGGCGCGACGCCGATCACGTGGGTTTCGCGGGACTCGATTTGGGTGGACATCACCGGAAGTGCCGTCAAGACCTCGACGACCACGGGCACGATCAGTCTCGAAATCGAGAACAGCATTTTCTACGCGATCGGTTACGGGATCGAGAACACGGCGCTAACTCAGAATATCGTGATGTCGCAAGTGCGCGTGCTGCGAAACAACGCTTACGGATCGTACACATCGGGGGCGTACACGGGCATGGGCGCCGGGTTCGGGGACTTCGCCCTGACCGCGGACCCGTTCGTGAACCGGGCCGCGAGAGACTTCACGCTGAATAACACAGCGGGCGGGGGCGCTCTGCTCCGGGGCAAGGGATTCCCGACCGCGTTCCCGTCCGGACTTACGAACAACCGCGACGTGGGCGCGCTCCAACACGCGGACAGCGGCGGCGGGACTGTGGGCGGTCCGCCGCGCGTTCTTCAGCCCAACACATGGTCCTTAGTGGGGTAACAGATGGCCGGAATTGTCGCGCACGTGAATAGCGGTGAGGTCGCGTTGGTCGCGAGCACACCAAAGACCGTTTTGCAGATCAAGGCGCCGACGAATCAGCGCGTGCTCATCAAGAGCCTGCGATTGTTCGGCAAGGCGGCGGCGGGCGGGACGGGTGTGCCGGTCAAGGTGCGGGCCACGCGCTCAACCGCGAACTTCGGCACCCTGAGCGCGGCCGCGCCCGGGAAGAACGATCCGAGCGACACGGAGACGCTCCAAGCAACGGCCGGCGCGAACGCGACTGTTGAGCCGACCACTCCCGCTGACACCGGACTGATCTGGGAAGTGCCGGACCAGTCGGGCGTGATCGAGTTCTTGCCGCCTGGGATGGAGATTCGCATTCCGGGCGGCGCGGCGCTGAACATCGAATGTACCTCGACGGGCACTCCGACCGTTGCGGTGCAGGCGACCTACGAAGAGTAACCCGTGCCCAAGACGATCGTAGCCGTTCGGCGCCGCCGACCGTTCATCGGAGAACCCCGGCGGGCGGCTGCGGTCGTTTCGGCCCGGCCCCCAGCGCGCCCGCTCGTCGTCGCCCAGATCCGCCGTACACACGTTGGACGCGGTACCATCGGGCGCCCTACGAAGCTCGCGACCCCGGTTGTGGCGAAGCGCCCGCCCGCAGTGCTCGTAGCCGCGCTCCGGCGCCCGGTCCGGCCCCCATTTCGTGGCTTCGTCGGACGGCCGACGAAGCTATCCGTCGCACCAGCCGCGACCACGATACCGCGCGTTCTTGTCGTATCTCAGCGCGCACAAGTCCTAATCATTCGCCGAGCATTTATTGGGCGACCTGCGCGCGCTGCCACCACGAAGCGGCCCCCTTCGGTACAGGTCGCCGCGCTGCGATTGGCACGGTTCGCGGGAGCCGCGCGACTGATTCGCACACCGGTCGCGAACGCGCAGCCGGCTCCCGCGACCGGGCACCGCGTGACCGTTATAGGTCGCCTCAAGAACCGTCTGAACGTCACCGGCCGGCTGTGGAACGTGGTGACCGTGATAGGAAGGGGGCAACCGTAATGTCCGCGTCACTCGTCGCAAACCCGCCGATCAAGATCCCGCGCGGGCAGGACACCACAATCCGGGTCAAAACGTTTCCCGCAACTGATATCAGCAGTTGGGGCGCGGTTTTACTCACGATCCGTGCTGATCCCAACTATCCGCGTGCGTCTTTGGTGGATGTCACTGCGGCCCGTACCGGTGACCTCGATACGAAGTCGTGGAGCGTCGCACTCACGTCTACCGCGTACACGGTCGTTGACGCCGCAAAGGGGATCTTCGATATCGCGATCCCCCGGGCCGCTGCGCTCGCACTCGAAGCGGGTACACAGCGTTACGTTCTCGACGTCTGGCGTACCGATCCGGGTTCGGAGTGGCAGGTCGTCGAGCCGACGTGGGTATCGATGTTGCCATCGATCCGCGACAATTGACATGCGATATGTGTAGCGACGCATCTCTTAGCGACATACAATATTCAAGCACACTTTGAGGCGTTGCCGTGTCCGACGTTTCTGAATTGGATCGGGAGCTTCGTCGCGCGGTCGCGGCCGAAGCGAAGCTCCGCGAAGCGACGATTGACGTTGTTCAGTCGCTCGGCTCGTGGACCTCGCGCGACCTCGCGTTCGCGGCGTCCGATGCAATGGGTGTTGCCGGCTGTGGGATCTACAGCCCGCCGCTCTATCAGGACAACACGAAAAGCGGCGAAGTCATCCCGGTCTACAAGACGGAAGGCGAGCTATTCTCAGCGTACCCTGGAGTGACACAATTTATCCTTGAGGAGCCTGGTGCTGTAGCGGAAGATCGGTGCTCACCGTAATCCGTTACCGGGAGAGGCTCCATGCGTCCCACGTACTCGTTCCCCGAGTCGGTTGTCGAAGCGATTGTGCGCGATCGGTACGGGCACCCGGACCCGCGCGTTCAGGAGCGCATGGAGATCCTGTGGCTCAAGAGCAAGAACGAGTCGCACGGGCGCATCGCCGAACTCGCCAACGTGTCCCGGTCCACGGTTCAGCGGACCTTGCACATCTTCGCGGCGAAGGGCCTCGATGGGATTCGGTCGTTCGGGTGGAAGGGACAACCCAGTGCCCTGACGCCACACGCGGCAACGATCGAACAGGAGTTCCGCAAGCACCCGCCTCACACGGCTCACGAGGCGGCGCGGCGGATCGAGGAGCTGACGGGCGTCCGACGAAAAGTGTCGCGGGTGCGCAAATTCCTCAAGGACGACCTGGGGATGAAGTGCTTGAAGGTGGCACCGATCCCGGTCCCGCCCAAGAAGACGATCGAGGAACACGCCCGAGCGCAGGCGGACTTTTTAAAAGGCGGACCTGGAACCGAAGTTGGCGGAGGCGCGGAGCGGTAAGCGGTCGGTGTACTTCGTGGATGCGTCGCACTTCGTATTGGCGTCGTTCCTGGGTTGGGTGTGGTGCTTCGTGCGGTTGCACGTGCGCGCGGCAAGTGGTCGGCAGCGGTACAACGTGCTGGGCGCGCTGAACGCGGTCACGCACGAACTGGTGACGGAGATCAACACGACGTACATCACCGCCACGTCGGTGTGCGCGTTGCTTCACACGATCGCGCGCCGGGCGGGCTCGGTGCCCGTCACGTTGGTGCTGGACAACGCCCGGTATCAGCGGTGCGTGTTGGTGCAGGACGCGGCCAAGCAGTTGGGGATCGAGCTGCTGTTCCTGCCGTCGTACTCGCCGAACCTGAACTTGATCGAGCGCCTGTGGAAGTTCGTGAAGAAGGACGTGCTCAACAGTCGGCACCATCAGGACTTCAAGAGGTTCCAGAGTGCCATCGACGGGTGCCTCGCGGATCTGCCGACCAAACATCGAGAGAAACTGGCGACTCTGTTGGCCCACAACTTCCAGACCTGGAACAATGTGTCACTCCTGGGCGCGTAAAGCATAAAGGCCATCCGGGACCGGTCGCGCGTAATGGCGGCGTACAACGAGTTCGCGATTTGCGCGCTCGAAAACCGGGTCAATTACGTCGTCGGCGAAGGGCTGAAGTACACCGCAACGGGCAAAGACCCGCGGAACGCCGCGCACCGCAAAAGTGCGGAGTGCGTGCAGCACGTTATCGAGGTGTGGGAATCGCTCAACAACCTTCCGGAGATGGAAGCAGAGGCGCTCTGGCGGCTCGACGTCGAAGGCGAATTCTTCATCCGGCGGTTTCCCGACAAGAAAGGGTTCGATCACCTTCGGTTCGTCGAACCGGAACTCGTCCGCGCACCGATCGCGAGTACGACCGACCCCGCGATGTCGTTCGGCATCGAAACCGACGCCGAAGACGTGGTGTCCGTGCGCGCGTATTGGATCGTGGACGCGCCCACACAGGACATGGCACCGACGCGCGTGGTCGCCGACGACGTGATTCACGCGAAACTCAATACGTGGAGCAGTGCGAAGCGCGGCGTGCCCACGTTCTACCCGGTCGAAGCGAACCTGAAGCGTTGCGAAGATCTGCTCGCGTCGATGACGTCGGTTGCGAAGGCGCGCGCGAAGATCGCGCTGATCCGCAAAATCACCGGGCTGACGAGTTCGACCGCGGACACGTTGCTCGCACGGCTCACGGCCGCTCGCGCGACCGACCCGAACACCGGCGAGACGCTCAACATCGAGCAACTCCGGTACGGAACAGTGCTCACCGCGTCCGGGAACACGGATTACCAGATGCCCGCGGCCAATCTCGGCGCGGGCGACATCGTGGAAGTGCTGCAAGCGGAACTGCGCGCGGTCGCGTCGCGAATGGTCATGCCGGAGTGGATGTTCACCGCGCTGGCCGATGCGAAGTTCAACAACGCTTTCATCGTCGAGGCGCCGACAACCAAGAGCTTCAAGCGGTTGCAAAAGCGGATGCGCGACGCCTTCGGGCGGATCGCGCACGGGCCGCGCGTCTCACTCCTCTGGCGCCAACTCCGGGCCGCGGTCGCCGCGGGTTTGCTGTGCGCGAACGACCTGGAAAACGTCGTCATCGGGTGCATCGGCCCGACGCTCGAAGCTCGCGACCCGCAAGGCGAAGTAACGCGGCACAAGGAAATGGTGGAAGCCGGGTTCGAGTCGAAGGAAACCGCTCAACGGTCGTTAGAACTTGACCCGGAAAAGGAAGCCCCGCAGATCGCGCGCGAAATGGCGGGGCGCGCCCGACCGACCGCCGACGCGAGTGCGGTCGCACAGACGCAGGAAGCGTTCTACGCCGGGAAACTCCCGCGGGACGCCGCAGCCGCCAACCTCATGATTCTGTTGGGGTTCACGCGCGAGCAGGCCGAAGCGCTGCTCCCCGCGTCCGACTGCGTGAAGCGAACCGACGACGGACCGCAACCCGGCGGTATGCCGGGAACGCCCGGCGCGCCCGCAATCCCGGGAGACACTCCGCCCGATAGTGGTGGCGACGTACCAGTTGGGGACGGGTCGCAGCCGGCGCCGCAAGCTCCGGAGCACGGTGCGGACGATGGGGTAATGGACGCGATCACGCGCGAAGCTATGCAAGCGCTGGGCGTTGACACCCCGGAACCGGTGCAGGAGCAGTTCCGCGAAGCGCATGCCGAAGGTGAGGTGTTTCAAGCCGGGCAGCGTTGGTACGTGGTCAAGAACGGCCACGTCCAGCCCGCACCGGCGCCGACCAGTAGCGTCGGCGCAAAATCAGGTGCGCGCAGCACCGGTAAACCGGTCGCACCCGCGGCCCCGCAAACACCACCGACACCGACCGACGCAAAAGCCGCGAACACTGTGTGGGCGAAGGTTCCGGAAGCGAAAAAGAACACCGCCGCGGCAAAGATCGCGACGGCAGCCAAAGCCGCAAAGGATAAAGAGCTTCTTGCAAAAGCGGCTGTGTGGGCTGACAAGATGGCGGCTAAACATGCGGACGCGGTGGCGAAGAAACTGAACGTCTCGCCCACGCTCGCGCGCTACTTGCTCGCGAACGCAATCAAGTCGCTGTGCGCGAAGGCCGTCAAGACCGGCGGCGCGGCCACGATGGACCTCGACACGTCCGGTTCGTTGGGCGGGGGCAAGATCAAGCTCGGCGTGAAGGTGAAGCCGCGCGAGGCGTTTGACCCCAACGAAGCGCGCGACGCCGCGGGGCAGTGGACCGCCGACGGTGGCACGTTGACGAGCGACCCGGCGGACTACGAACAGACGGTACACATCGGCGGTTGGGGCGGTGCGAAGGTACGGCCCGCCAAGCGGCCGGACGGGTCGTGGGGCTGGAAGCGCCAGGGCAAAGGGTACTCGCCTACCGAACAGTTGACCGCGGAGCAAAAGGACTCAAAGGGGTATTTCACCGAAGACGGGTGGTTCTATCTCGACCGCGATCAGACGCCCGGTGCGCGGTGGAAGGCGGGGTACGCGCCAAAGCTGGCGAGCGTGCATCCGCTCATCCGCGCCGCTCTCGAACCGGACGCCCACGGTATTGACTGGCGCCCGACATCGGCCGTTCCGGAAGACTTCTACATCGAACAAACGGCCGCGGCCCCGTCCGGCGCGCTGGTGCTGCGCGAGGCGGGATTCACCGGCGTTGTGACCGCGACGAACGGTGTCACCTACCACTACGTCGACGGAAAGCGCGTCGCAGCCGCGGCGCACGAAGATCACGTCACGAAAGGCGGGCAACCGTCGCCCGTCATCAAGGCGCCCGACGCGAACCAGTTCGCGGACATCATCCATTTAGTGGGCGATCACTACGTGAAGGGCGAAGCCGACTGGAAGGCCGCGGGGAAGGCGATCGACAAGGTTCTGAAGAAGTACGGGGGTGGACAGGCGGAATGGGACAAACTCGCGGCCCAATTCGGGTTCGATACCGGCGGTAAAAAGTCCGTCGGCGCGCTCCTCAACGCCATCAAATCGCACTTCGACGCGCACGGCGTTGACGAATCGAAAGTCGTCGCGGCAAAGGGAGAGGCAGCGGCCGAACCCGCGCCGCAATCCGCACCTGAAAGCGCGCCACAAGCGACGTCCGAAGCGGCGCCGCAAGTCACACCCGAAGAGACGGTCAACGAGCTAAAAACGTACTTGAACAGCACGGTTCTATCGCCGGCTGAAGCAAAAGACGCCATACATCACGCCCTGTACGACGCCATCGTTGCCGGGCACGACGGCGCCGCGCTGATGGCGCAGGCGCTCGGCGTACCGAGCATCGATACATCGAACCTGAACGCGCTTCTGGACTCGCATTTTGCGAACAAGGCCACCGCGACCGAATCACCAGAAACCGCGGAACCAGATGCGCCCGAATCGCCGGAACAGGCCGCGGAGCCGGAAACACCTGCGGCACCGAACGCGGACGCGCCCGAACTCGGCTCGCGCGACGGTTACAAACCGGCCACGTTCGACCCGGCCGCGGCGCCCGTGAAGGATTACACGGGTAAATCGCCGCAGGAAATTGACCCGACGTGGAAGGTCAACCCGAACCCCGCGAAGCAGGCTTACGGCGGCGTGTTGGTGCGCACCGACCCCGCGACCGGCAAGACGCAAGTGCTACTCCGGAAACCCACGGGTAACTTTGACGGCTACGTGTGGACATGGCCGAAGGGGAAGTTAACGGACGCGCAGAAAACGCACCCGGACGCGCAGACGGCCGCGCTCGCGGAAGTCGCAGAAGAGACGGGGCACAAGGGCGAAATCATCGACCACGTCCCCGGCGTGTTCAAGAGCGACGGCAGCACGACGAATGCGTTCTTCCTGATGAAGTCCGCGGGCGAAGATCCCTCGTTGATGGACAAGGAAACCGCGGAAACGCAGTGGGTCGACATCGATAAGGCGCACGAGTTAATCGAACAAACGACTAAGGCCGCGGGCAAGAAACGCGACTTGGAGATCCTCGAAGCGGCGAAAGCGAAGCTCGGCAGCGCGGACGATCCGAAAATCAACGCCGCAGCGGACGACCTGAAAGCGGCCGTTCACGCGCTCGCTGAACAAGGCGCGTCGCCGGAGCAAGTCGCGGCCACGTTCAAACAGAAGTTGAGCGGTTTTCACCCGCACGCGGTCGCCGCGATCGCATCCAAGACAATCACGAGCGGTGATCCCGCGGACCTGATCCCGAAAGCGGTCGATTTCGTCACGGAGCACAAGGGATTGCCCGTGTTGGCGAATATCAAGAACGTGAAACCGATCGGGAAAGGTTCTACCGGCGCGAAGATCGGCACAACGGCGAGCGGCGCGAAGGTCGTCATCAAAGACGGCGGCGGGAAGCCGCACGGTCAGGAGCAAGTCGGCAACGAAGTTGCGGCCGACAAGATCTATCAGTTGCTTGGCGCCAACATCGCGAAGTCGAAAGTCGAAACGAAGGACGGGGTCAAGCACAAGGTCGCGCAGTGGGTCGAGGGCGAATCGCTCAACACCTATTTGAATAATGCCACACCGGAACAAGCGGGCGCGGTCAAAAAGGAAATCCAGAAGCAGTTCGTCGCAACCGCGCTGCTCGGTAATTGGGACGTCGCGGGGCAGACACTCGACAACATCAAGGTGTCGCCGGACGGGAAGCCGTACCTCATCGACAACGGCGGATCGTTCGACATTAGCGCGAACGCCACGAAGAAGGGCGGGACACAGAAGCCGTTCGCCGCGGACAGCGTGCCGGAACTGGCAACGCTGCTCGATTCCGCGAAGGCGCCACAAGCCGCGTCGGTGTTCGCGGGCATCTCGAAAGACGAAATCGTCTCGCAGATCAACGACGTGGTCGCGAAGAAAGACGCGATTCTGACCGCGACCCCGACCGCGCACAAAGCGGCGATGGCGAAGCGAATCGAGTACCTCGCGACGTGGGCGGCGAAGGACGGGAAACCGAACGCGGTGAAGGTCGACGGGGGCGCACACGGCGACATTTGGCTGAACCCGAAGCCGGGCGTCCACGTTCACCGGAACCACCTCGCGAAAGACATCGGTTCCCCGGAAACGGTCGATTACATCAACCACATCGACCCGCACGAGTACCAAGCGATCCGAAAGTACACGGGTAACAGCTACGCGGCTCTAAACTCGGCACTCTACGCGAAAAAGCCGCTCGACGCGCACTCACAGGAAGTGGACGATGGGCTTCAGGGTACGTTCGCGAAGGCCGCGACGTTCCCGCCGAAGACGCTTGTGCGGATGATGAACAGTCCCGGCCCGAAGTTCCTGGACGTGCTACAGCGGGCGATGGCCAGCGACCGGCCGATTAAGTGGCGCAATTACCAGAGCGCGGGGCCGGGGGGCACGTTCGGTAAGCACAGAAACATGAAAATCACGTTCGAGAACGTCACGGAAGGTGCGATCGACGTGGAACCGCTGACGTCGGTTCCCGGTGAACACGAATTGCTGCTCAACCGCGGCACCTTCTACAAGGTGAAGTCCGTTACCGAAAACAAAGGCAAGGTTCACGTCGTCATGACCCAGATCCCGAAAACTGTCGCCGAAACCGGACACTACCTGGAAGCCGCAGCACCCGTGTCGGATGGCCCCGCGGTAACCGGGACGCCGGGCGATCCGCCCGCACAGAAAGACCCGGACCGGGAATGGACCGCGGAAGAACTGGCCGCACGTGCGAAGCAGAAGGATGACGAGTTCGCCGCGCAGTTCGTCGCCAACATGACCGCGCATCACGGCTGATCGAATCACCCCGGAACCCGGCCACACGCGCCGGGTTCCTGCTATCCCATTACCTCGCTATTGTTTCCCGTCCGAATTCGATCGTACACTTTAACGAACAGTTATTCGTTGCGTGGTGCGGTCGCGTGGAAATCACCCTCCGAGAATCTCTGACCGTCGGCAGCATCGGGCGCGTGGACCGGGCCGCGAACACGATTCGTGACGTTCGTGTGTGCGGGCTGCGGAGCACGAACGGGCGCCGGTACAGCGCCGGCGCGCTTCGCAACGCAAAGCAACTTTACGAGGGCGCCCGCGCGTTTTTTAATCACCCGGACGGCGAGAGCAACACGCGCAAGTTCGGGGACCGCATCGGGCGCCTCGTGAACGTTCGCGAGGCCGATGACGGCGGGTTGATCGCGGACCTGAAGTACAACCCGAAACACCGGGACGCCGAAGCGTTCCTTTGGCTTGCGGAACACGATCCCGCGGGTATGGGGTTGAGTCACAACGCCGAAGGGCGCGGCGTCCGCCAGGGCGACGGCGAGATTCTCGTTGAAGAGATCACGAAGGTTCACTCCGTCGATATCGTCGACAACCCGGCCACCAATCTCAGTCTTTTTGAACAGGACACCAGCATGGACCCGGTAGTTGATCCCGCGGCCGGCGCGAGCGGTTCGGGCGGGGGCGACGTGAACGACAAGCTCGCCGCGCTCGCGGCCGACTTCGCCAAGCACCCGGAGTGGGACAAGAAGACGAAGATCACGAAACTGAAAGCGCTCATCAACCTGATGGAAGACGGCGACGCGGACGCGAAGGGCGCCGACGACGAAATGTCCGAAGGCGAAATGATGGAGCAACTCGGTGCGTTCCGCAGCCCGGCCGTGCGCCGCGCCCGCGCGCAACTGCTCGTCGAGAGCCGCCGTCGGCTCGCAAGCGAAAAGGGACTCGCGGGGGATCTGGTCACTGGCGTGTTCCTCGAACAACTCGCGGCCGTGCCGGAGGCGACCGCGCTGAAGCTGATCGAAGATCGGCGCGGGGTCGCGACCGTAGCGAAGGCCACGGCACCGAAGTCTACCCAACAGGTCGTAGCCGTGGAGAAGACCGCCGCCGAGATCGCGGCCGAAATCAACTGGTAAGCGTTCGCGGCGCCGCGAACCGCTCAACGTCCGTCCGAACGACACAGGTAACAACCATGCCGGTTCCGCAGTACATCGAAGGCGAAACGCGCCCCCGTAAGGTCGCGATCGCAACCGCGAAGCTCGTCGATAAGGGCGATCTCGTCGGTATGAACGCCGGTACGCTCGTGCGCGCCGAAGACGAGACGTGGACGACCGACCTCGCGACCACACAGAGTAACTTCCGCGCGCGGTTCGCTGGTGTGGCCGCGCAGTCGAAGCTCAGTACCACCAACCCCCGCGTCTTCGGCAACAGCCAAGACAACGTAATCATGGTGAACACGTCGGGCGTGTTCGAGTTCGACTGCGCGAGCGCGACGTTTGAGGTCGGCGACTTCGTGGGGCCGGCAAAGGACACCGGGAACGCGCTGCTCAGTGACCGGGTGGTTGCGGTCGGGGCCGAAGCCAACGCGATCGGGCGCGTCGCCGAGCGCGGCACCGCGATCACCCGCGTAAAGGTCGAAACCCTAAGCGTGCTCGCGCCGGCCGCGCGCCAATCGTGATGACATCTTAATCGCGACGCAATTCGTTGCGATATTTCCTTCACAGCGAACACAACGGAGATGCGACCGTGGCTCGAATCGGACTGAAGTTGCGCGAAGTGATGGCGGGGAAGCCCGCCCGCGAGGGCGCGAAACTGGCTACGGACGTGCTCCGCGAGGGCATCAAGTCCGGGCGCATTTCGCGCGACGACATCTCGTTGCGCGAAATGGCACATTCGCTGATCGGCGACGATTGGGAATCGCACCTGCGGAACTATACCGGCCGGTTGCGCGAAGCGGTCGACGCCGTGGACTCGTCCGGGTTCTCGCCGATCACCGGGCAACTGCTCGTGGACGAGATCAAGGAAAAGTACAAGCTCGCGACGTTCGTGACGGACAAGATGTTCCGCACGATCAAGGTGACGAACGGGAACCTGGGCACGCAGGTCGTGCCGTACCTGACGGACACGATCGACGACCCGGGTATCGTGCAACAGGGGCAGAACTACCCGGCGACGCAGTTCAACGGGCAGTACATCACGCTCCCAGCGCCGGAGAAGTTCGGCCGCATCTGCCGCGTGACGTTCGAGATGATCTACAGCGATCTGACGCGACAGGTCATGGACAGCGCGTCGAGCGTCGGCAAGCGCGTCGGGCTGTGGGTCGAAAAGAAGCGGCTCCGCGTCGCGCTGGGACTGGACAACAACCACGTTTGGAACGGGACCGCGTTCAACACGTACCTGACCGCGGGTAGCTGGGTTAACGCGCTGACGGACTTCACGCTCGTGGACTGGACGTCGATTAACCGGTTGGAGCAACTGTTCGCGAACATGCTCGACCCGGTACTGAACGAGCCGATCGAAATCGACGGCGCGCAGATGCTCGTGCTGCCCGCGCTGAAGTACACCGCGAAGCGCGTTCTAAACGCGACGGAAGTGTTGTCCGGTAACATCACGAGCGGCGCCGGTAACCAGATCGTGAGCGCGAACCCGCTCGACGGCAACTACGAACTGATGTCGTCCAAACACGCGCGCCGGCAACTGCGGACCTACGGGGCCGGTACCTTCACGACCGATCCGATAGCCGATTCGCTGGTTCTATTCGGCTCGTTCAAGGAAGCGTTCGCGTGGCGGGAGGTGTTCGCGCCGCAGTTCGTGCAAGCGCCGCCGCAGGCGCCCGCGGAGTTCGAGCAAGACGTCGTACTCCAAGCGAAAGCGAACGTGTACGGTGTCGCCTGCGTGACCGAACCCCGCAAGGTGATCCGCGCTTACAACTCCAGCGCGACGTGAGAAGATCGGAATAACAACTTGTGGCCGCGAAGATCGATCTTCGCGGCCACTTCATTCATCTCGGAGATATACTCACGATATCCACGAGTTCATAATTACACGTTTTTTTGATTTCAGCAAGAAGTCGGGTTACCTCTTCCGCCGACGCATCCCCGACAGAACAATTCAATACAATTACAATTGTTTTATTTTTCCTGCTTGTGCAGATGCCCGTCGTGTTGTACTCGCGTGTCATCAAGTTGCCGGCCGCATCGTACTCGTACTTCACCGAGTTACCCGCAACGTTGGCAAAAATTCTTCCCTCTACTCTGCGCGTGTTAAGAGGTGGGGTACTATCGCCATCGACGTCACCGGAAGCGACTCTCAGGGGGTAGGTAAGTTCACTTGCTGCATCGAGAGGGGGCGTTGCAGTGGCGAGACGGTTGTTTGCGTCATAGGTGTAGCGCTTGGTGCGGTTCGTGCCGGTCGCCGCAGTTGAAAACAACGGTTCGTCAGTTTTTTCGGAACCCGATCCGGCATCTTCGCCAGCGTTATCAGTGTCTACCCACATCTCAATGCGAGGAACTCCACCAAAGATATTTATTCTCGGCGATGCTATGTGGTCGAGAGCATCAGTAGGAATAAACATCTTGCCAGCTTCCGCATCTGTAACGTGAACCTGACCAGGAAACAGCCTGCCAAATCCACCATCTGTAAGGTGAATCCGCTGCCGGACGGGTTTCGTAAAGCGAACGTCGCCCCGGCTCGACACGTGAACGTGAAAGGTTGGCATTGCTCCTAACACAACGCTCACTTCGACCGGCCGCGCGAGTGAGGTCAGAGCTAATTTGTTGACCGAGGGATATCGCGGGACTTCAAAATACAAATGGGAGCGGAAACCGCCGCCATCAAGGGCCAAATGAAACGGCGACTTGGATAATTTGTTCCAGTGGTGATAAATCGGCAGCCATGCCGCAGCGTCGTTGGCAACTTGGTTAAAATGTTCCGGCGCCGGAAGCGAAGAACTGTATTCAATTTGCGTCGCATGCGATTGGACCGGTACTGGTTGCGACGGCTGCGGTTGCGACTTCACCGCCTTAAACGCATCTGTAGCAACACCAAGCGCCTCCGCCAATTTCTGCACAGTTTCCCAACCGGGTTCGCGCTTCCCTCCCTCAAGGCGAGCAATTGCGTTCGGGAGCAGGCCGGTAAGTTCCCCCAGCTTGGCTTGTGTAAAGCCCGCGGTGTTACGAATTTCCTTTAACCGCAGACCAAACGTCGGATCGATTCGTTTTCTTGGCACGGTTGTTTCGCTTTGCCGCGAGCGGATTCACCAACTGGTGAAGTGAAAATATCACCAGTTGGTGAATCCGCTCGCCAAAAGGCATTGACATCACCAACTGGTGAAGTAACATGCCTGCGGCGGTCTTCTTAACGGCAGTTCAACCGACGATTTGCGATGCCACTCACGTTCGTCGATTGTCCCCCTAACATGAGGGATTCGTCTGTGACTTTATCTCCTTTTGCAACCGCGGTCAATGTCGCGAACCCCGGACCACACGCCGTGATCTGCGACGGTGCCCTCATGTTTATCTACCCAACGTACCTCGAAGCGATCGACCGGGCGGCGGATCTTGAAACCCCCAAATCCCCCGTGTCTGTCGTGCGAGTCGATCTTCGCAACGTCACGCTGGAGCTTGAGGCTAATCGCATCGCATCATGAGTCGCAATGCGATCCGCATCGCGGTTTCGTGACGCCAATTGGTCGAACGATCACCGCCCATGCGACCGGGCGTGGTTACTTCGGCTTGCAGTTGATTACTGCGATGGCATCTGTTGATACGCACGTCTGATCGAACATACAATCCTGTAGCGTGATATCGCCCGGCGACGAACCGGGCGATACCGCACCGCTCAACCCCTACAGGATTCCCCAATGCCGAGAGTGACCGATATTCGCGAAGCCGTGGCCGGCGCGGGTGCGCCGCTGGCGGAGCCGGAAGAAAAGCCCGCAGTCACCGAAGAGAAGCCCGGACGTGCTACCAAACCTAAGCCTGCGCCCACCGAAGACGAGAACGACGAAGCCGGCCCGCTGAAGAAGTACCGCGTGGAACTGACGCACCTACCCGCGCGCGAAGTCGAGGCGTTCGACCGACTCGACGCGATCGAACGCTACAAGACGCAGATGGGCGTGATTTCGACCCCGCACAATTTCACAGTGCAACGTTCCAAGTCGTGATACACGGGCGCCGCGGTGAGTTGGGGGCCGCGGCGCCCCGTTTCTTTTCGGGTGTGCTGTGGACATCGCAACTGAACTACGAACTGTGCTCGAAAACTTCGTGACCGCGCTGAAGCTCGCGAGCGCGGCGCCAAAGCCCACGTACAGCATCGACGGGCAAAGCGTGTCGTGGGGCGAGTACCTGAAGATGCTTCAAGAGGGCATCAAAGCCACATCGGAACTGCTCGGGACGTTTGACCCGGTGGAAGTGCGGACGTCGATCATTTGAAGCGCGAAAACCCGCGCCATCGCGGGGTTTCGTCGTTGACCGTCACAGGTTCGCCCGTTACCGTCTCGACATGTCTAAGCAACGCCCCCTCGACATCGAAGATGACGATCGCCCACGGCCGCACTCCCGACCCGCGTTACCACCGCCGGGTGCAGTTGCAGCCGGGTTCTTCAACCTTGCGAAATGGTTCGCGCTCGGTGCCGCGGCCATGCTCGCGGCTGTAGCGATCACACAGGGCGCGGTTTGGGCCAGTGCCTTCGCGGGACTGGCGTGCTTCGTCGCAATCGTCGCCCGCATCCTACAGGCCGAAGAACACATTCGACGACGCTAATGCTGTGTTGGGGTTTGCAGTCCTCGCCCCCCTCGGCTCTAATGTCCGCGGCTTCATCGCCCGCCCGGTGACAGGGGCGTTAGGCGACACCAGTAAGAGTCGCAAACTCGAACGAATCAGTAGCCGCTGTCATGGGGTAAGGCGTGAGTACCCTGCGGCCGGGCGGTCGCGACCACGTCTGTCGAAGCGCGCCACACCCTGGAGCGGCTCCGACCTCTGCCCGACGGCCGGGCACAAGGGGCAACCTAGCCGTCTATTCAATTTGGCCGCGGTGATCGCCGCGGAGGGGTGTACTACGACCCAACGGGGTACATTCTGTAAACGCAACTTCAATTCGGCCGCGACTCGCGCCGCGGAGATACCCCAACCATCTGGAACCGCGACTTGTCCGGCTCGATCATGCTTCAATTCGGCCGCGGCTTGCACCGCGGAGATACCTTGCTGCCCCGGCGATCATCCACGATTACCACGCGGCTTCAATTCGGCGGGGTTTGCACCCCGGAGATACTCAAGAATGCTTCGGGTCCAACACCGAGCGCTTGAGCGCTTCAATTCGGCCGTGAGTTGCCCCACGGAGATACGAAACTGACCCTCGAAGTGGTCGATGCGAAGACCGGCTTCAATTCGGCCGTGAGTTGCCCCACGGAGATACCGGCTGACCGAGCTTGTAAACGGTGCCTTCAAACGGGCTTCAATTCGGCCGTGAGTTGCCCCACGGAGATACTGCGAACACTCAATCACTTGGTCCGATCTACACTTCCGCTCCATTGCGCGAGCAGGCCGCCCACACGCTGCACTAACCCACGTTTTCAAAGACCTTTCGCAGCTATGTCCCGTTCACCACTGACGCACTCGCGATGCGATACAAAATATATCGCGATCGGATGCGAATCAAATGTCAGTTATGCAGATCGACAGGCACCACAACCGCGGTGCAGCCGACCGATTCGAGGTCGCACGCCCGATCCGCGGCTTCAAGGTAGGTGGGATACTGGAACAACAGCACCCCGTCGCAAATGACAGCGTGGGGACCGGGGTGGGCCGCGTTGACCGTTTCGGTGAAGGAAGTTAACATGGGTGCGAGTCCCGAGGGAGTTGAGGATTCGTCGCAACGGGTAACAGCCAATTGCGGCGAGTGGTAGACACCACCGAGCCACCGTGGATGCAGCATACCCATCATATATGACTGGTGTCAATCCATATTTGATGGGTTTTGCACGGTGAGCGCAATCGAAATCGAATGCGGTGAGCAAATCGAAAGAAACAGCAAGTGGGTTTGGGGCGCGACTGCGGGCTATCCGCGAATCGCGGATGATGACGCAAGAGCAACTCGCGGCATTGGTTGGGATCTCGTACCAATCTCTCGCAAGGTACGAGCGAGGGGCGGTCGAACCAACGTGGCCGAAAGTGCTCCAACTTGCGAAAGCGCTGGATGTTAGCCCCGAAGCATTCACAACGGCCGAAGATCAACCGGCCCCACTGGAACCGATCGCTGAAACTGACGTGATGCACGCGATGCCTGCAACTGTCTCGCCGGTCCAGCACGTAGACCTAGAGATTACGATTAACCGGAAGTTCGACTCATACACCGAAGAAGATCAACGCAAACTCATGGAGGCGATCGCCAGACTGCTGGAGATCGACGGAATCAAAGTGACGTCGCGGAAAAAAGGCTGAGTCTCAGCGGTGGTGGCGTCGCAACGCACTATGCAACTCAATACGCAATCGCCGATTAGAATTTGATCCGTTCCACCTCGCGCGGTAATCTCGCTGGGTCCGTTCGGCCCAAAGGGAACCGCTCATGTATTGTTTTAGCGTAAGAACGATATCTACACTTCTGGTAGCCACCCTCTTTGGAGCTACCATGCCAGAAACTCCCGCCGCAGACACCGAGAGACTGACCCTCGAAGTGGTCGACGCAAAGGGAAAAGTTCTTCGCACCGTAGAAGGTGTCGAAGCGACGCGCGTCGAGAAGAAAGACGGTGCAATTGGTTTCGTGCTGAAAACAACCACGTTGAAGGGCGAGCGCCCGGAAGCGGGTTGGCGCCTCGTGGACGCCAACAAAGACACATGGACCATTAAACGCGCGGCACGGGGCGGACAGGGCGAATCGTGGAGTGCGTCGTGCGAGAAAAAGAAACCCTAGCTCACCTTAAACAAGTCGTTCAAATCGATTGAATTGTAGATCGACACCCCGTCGTCGAGCACGTCGGCGGGTTGAACGCCGCTACCCGGTTTGCCCACGAAGTAGAAGCCGCTGTTCGTGTGGGTAGTCGGGTCCATGAAGTACACCCAATTCCAGCCCGACGGCTTGAAGCTGAACTCGAATGTGACGTCCCACTCGAAGCCGTCACCGAGCGGGGACCGGCGCCGAACGGGTTTGATGCCGGAGAACAGCACGCACCCTTGCGGCATGCCGAACATTTCGGCCGAGTTGATCTTCCCCAAGAACGGGTCGTCGCCTTCGTCGCTACCAAACACCCGCTGCCACAACGCACTTCCGGGCGCCCACACTTCATCGGGCAACCGCCACCACGTCACACTCACCACCGCGGACGGCATGATCTTGCCAACGTTCATCGGGATCGACTGACCGTTCGGGGCCGCGGCCGTGCCGCGCTGCCACACGAAGGCGGCGCCCGGTAGCTGTAGGTACTCGCCCGAAACGTCGTACTGATCCGTGGAGCAGTACCGTGCGACCTCGCCGTTTACGATGACCTGTTCGTCGTCGTCGGGTAAATTGGGGAATGGCATTGACTCGTATTGGAAAACTAGCTCCGCGTTCTCGAACTCGTTGATTTGCGCGGCGCTGAACTCATAGCCGATATCGGGATCAGGATCGATCGGCACCGCGTTATCGATCCATCGGTGGCCGCGGATCGACGTGCATTTCGTGCAGATCAGCCCCGGGAAATTCGGGTGAACCTGCGCGGGCAACCGCGAGAGCTTCAACGTACCCGAGTCATCCCATACGATCGCGTGCCCCAGCATCCATTTCACAACTTCGCCGCGGTGCTCCCATTTACAGAAAAACGTTCGCTCCGCGTGCGAGCTAGACCCCTCGAACGTTTCGACCGGGCTTCCCCCGTCGCGAACTCCGCGTTCCCGAATTTCCCACGTCGCGATCGTCGCTGCGTCCGGCGGCTCGATAGCTGGCATGTCGGTCCCTCACGTCACATGTAACATCGCCACGCGGATTGTAAGTACGACCGGCGTCCTCAAAACAACGACGCTTATTGTTTTGTGCAACAGTCGGTACTTACAATCGGCATGGAACTTTCCGCGGCCGATCTCGTCGCCGACTTCGATCTGTTCGACGGGCGCGGTACCGCCACGATCCACCAACGCGACCCGGTATCGGGCGACGTGACAGCAACGGAAACGGCGACAGTGCTGCGACGGCAGACGAGCGCGCAAGCGGTATCGATCGGAGACGGGGAACTCGCCGCGACAACGTGCCGGTTCCACCTGAAAGCCACAGACCTGTCGTTCGCCCCGAAGAAGCGCGACCGCATCATCTACTGCGAAGTGACGTGGGACGTGGAACAGGTGACCGTCGCGGGCATGGGCACGCGGTACATGTGTGACGTGATTCAGGTGCGCGAATGAGCCGCGCGGGACAGATTGCGGACGCGGTGGTCGCGGGTGTGAACGCACTGGCGCTCCCCGGCGCGCCGGCCGCAACGCGGCTCAAAACGCCGTCGCTGCCGCCCGGAACCGAACCGTCGCAGATCGTTGTCACGATGAGCAACGTGCCGCGGTCCGAGTTCGTCACGAACGATAGCTACATCGACCGTTACGCCGGGGCCGTCACGATCATCACGGCCGGCGGCGACGTGCTGGGCGATGACGAAACGGTTCGCGCGTGGGCGGAAGCGATCCGCGCGAAGCTCCAGCGCTGGGAGACGTTCGCGAGTATGGCGACGTTCAACGATTGCCTCGTCGAAGACCTCGAATTCTTCCCCCGGCCCGCGCTCGACAAGACGCTGAATTACACGACGCAAAAGTTCACGGTGGAAGTAAAGGAATCCCGCTCATGAGCGTTAGCGGCAAGTACCTGACGGCGAAGATCGGCGCGGCCGAAATCAAGGGCACCTATGCGTGGCGCGTCTCGGAACGGTACGAGAAGCTCGATGCGATCACGGCCGCGGACAACGGTAACAACCGCAAAGACTTCGGCGTCGGCGAAGCAGAAATCTCGCTCCGGCTGCTCATCGACATCGCGAGCGGCGCATACGAACCCGTCGCGGCCGGCACGGAAATCACAGCCCTGACACTGTACCGGAAGAAGGGTGACGCACAGCCCGCGTACAGCTTCCCGCTCGTTCGCATCTTCGACTCGGAACAGGGCGCGGAGATCCGCGGGCGCGTCGAAGTCAATGCAACCGGCGAGAACGTGGGCATCTACGCTCGAAACGAACCGGCCGCGCCGTAATTGCAACGCGATTATAAACGCAACGCGAAGTGTAGCCCAACATGAACCAATCACTTGCGGATCTCCTGAACTCGCCGGGCGACTTCCCTTTCGAGGGCGTCACGTACAAGCTCGGTCAGCCGACCGTGATGCAGATGGGTCAGTACGCGCGCTGGCTCGAACAGCGGGCGCGCGAGGCCACGGTGCGCGCGACGGACCTCGACGACGACACGCGGCGGGTGCTGCTCAAAGACGTCATCGCGGACATCGCGGCGGGCGTCTACGAGTGGGGCAGCGAAACCTGTTGCAAGGCGATGCAACTGCCGCGCGGACAGGCGAAGTTCCTCGCGATCATGCTCGCCGATCAGGGCGTTGACGACGAGACGGCGGACCGGATGATCGCCAGCCGCCTCGCAGATGTCGTGTCGCTCATTCAGATCGCGGTGTCCGACGACCCAAAAGCGATGGCGGCAGCCCTGAACCAGTTGGGGCTGCCGTCAAACTTCGTGTCGTCCGGCTCGCCAATCCGCCGTTCAACCGGCCGATCGAAGAAATCCAAGCGCTCACGATCGCGCAAATAGACGGGATTTTCTTGGCGTGGGAACGGGGCGAAGGCGCGGAACCGAAACTCGAAGGTGCCATTCCGCAACCCCAGAGCAGCGGCCGAACCGCTCAACAGTGGTTTGAACGTGCCCTGGATCTGAACGGCGTTACTGAACCACACCTGCGAGAACGCGCGCGGGCGGAACGAGCCGCGGAAAGGGGTACCCGATGAACTTCGACGGTCGCGTGCTCGTTACCGCGCTCGGGCTGGTCGCGAAGTCGCTCGTGGACCTGAACGGCAACGTCGTGCTGCTCGCGCGCACGTTCGGCGGCGCGCCAGCAGGTGCCGCGGGCGCACAGGGAACGACGCAACCTACGACCGCTCCACAGCAGCAGCAGCATACGAAGCCCAATTCGATGTCCCCCGGCGCGCCGTCCGGCGGTGGCCCGAACAGCAACAGCGCGGCCTACAACTTCGGCAGCGCGCTTCGGACACTGCTGCAACAGGTTATGAAGGCGCGGTCTCAAGCGGGCGGTAAACGCAGCGGTGGCGGGCGGCGCGAAAAGTCGTTGCTCGGTCGCATGTTTAGCCGCAAGACGTTCAACCATTTCCGAAAGGCGGCACGGACCGCGTTCCGCGGGGGGCGGGGAAAAGGCAAAGGGTTCCTCGGTGCGATCGGTATCGGCAAGCGGGGCGGCGGGATCGCGCAGGGTGCGCGAGGCGCGGGTGCGATCCTCGGGTACATCGCCCGGCTGATCTCGATGCCGTTCGAGAAAATCATTGGCTTACTGAACCCGATGGCAGTGATGGCACAGGCCATCAACAGTTCCGCGTCCGGGTTCCAGGTATTTGGTTCCGCGGTCAAAGTTTTAGCCGCCACGTTCGCGCCGCTCTTGCTCCCGCTGTTCGCCAACTTCGCAGCGGGCGTGATCGAGATGAGCGACGACCTGTGGAACGAGTTGCTCCCGGTGCTCGAAGATTTTTACGATATCTGCCAAACGGTACTAATTCCCGCCGTGCAACTGATGGTCGATGCGTTTCTGTTCGCAGTTCAGGCGATTAAATCTGCGACCGAAATCGTCGCGGACCTCACGAGCGGGGACAGCGATCGCATTCTGAACCGACTCAACCCGTTCAGCAGCGAAGAGGAGGACGAAGAGGCGATGATGAAGCGGTTGGGGCAAGGTGATTTCTCCGGGGACCGCGGGTCGGGTGGCGGAGCCAATCCGTGGCGCGATCGCGCTCGCAACGATGTGTTCCGGGAGCTTCGCCAGTCGATGGGAGCGAAAGCGAGTTTTTCGCAGATCGCGCAAGCCGGGAAGAACGTGCAACTCGCGGCCCTGAACACTTCGCCGTTTGAGGCGCGAATTCTTGAGCGGATGGACAAGGCGATTGGCGCGATGGAGCGCGTCGAACGTAACACGCAACCGAAGCCAGTGAGCCGGGCGCGCCCGGCCGACGACGGAGGAACGTTCTAATGCCCCCACGCAGCCGTCCCCCACGCCCGTTCGTTTCCCCTGATATCGGTGTCGCGACCGTTCGTGGCGCCGACACGCTCGGCAGTATCGATTTCGGTGCGGACTGGTTTCCCTGTCGCGTCACCGGCACCGTCACGGGCGGATACAGCTTCGTCGAGACGATGGTGAACGCCAGTGGCGCCGTTGTCGACAAGCCCTACGGCCGCAAGAACTCCGCGACAGATCCCGCGGTCCCGATCGACGGCGCCACGCTCGCTGTGGGCGACAAGGTGCAGTGCCGGCGCGCGCCCGGTAGCGCGAACCAGCGTTGGGAGTTGGGGCCGAAAGCGGGTACTCCCGTACCGATCTGGAAAGACCCCGCGTACTGCTGCACCACGGCGGCGCTCCCAGCGAATACCTATGCCAACGGATCGGGAGGAGTCGGTGCCACGCTCACCGCGAACAGCAACGGGGCACTCCCCAACCAAGACAGTCAGGCACCGTTCTTGGGCATGCGGATCATCGTCGGTTACGAAGTGAGCAACCGAAACGGCCTGTACGTCGTTACGTCGCTCGGAAGCGCCTCGACGCGGTGGGTACTGACGCGCGCCGCCGATTGTGATTCCCCCGCGGAGGTCGACGGCGCCGTTTGCCAAGCTCTGTTCGGGCTGACTCACATCGGCATCTGGGAGTTGAAGAATCTCAACGCGGCGTACCCGACTACGGTCGGTTTCCACTCGCTCGGCTGGTTACCTGTGACCGGCCGGAACGTCGGTGTGCAGTGGGGCACAAGTGGCGCGATCACGCCCGACAGCACGTGGATCGCGACGCCCTACTCCGTCACACTCCCGCACCGCGGTTGGTGGTTGGTGACGTGCCACATCCGCACGGAATGCACCATCGCCACCGGCGCGACGTACCCGGGTATCGTCCGCGTCCGACTCTACAACACGTCGATCAACGCCCAGGTCGGCGGCATGATGCAAGGGGCGATGAGTCAGGTTCCGAACATGACGGGATACGCTGGCACCACGATCTGCCAACTCGTAGCAACCACGATCCCATGCACGGTACGGATCGAAGTGATGAGGGAGTACAACGCGAACTGGCTGTCCGCGCAGTGGACTACGAACGGTGACAACGGATCAACCCCAATCAACCAACAGGTCATGAATTGCGTGTGCGTCGGGCCGTTCTAGTTTTTCGCACAACGCCGTCGGCTAGGTTGTTTCGACAAAATATCTCACATACAATTTTCTGATTTCAATTAATTTAATCAGAGGAATCGACATGAAGCGTATCTTGGCGTTTGCCGCGCTGATTCTATGCGCGGGCGCGGCCGTCGCCGCGTTCCAGCCGACGCGCGAACCCGTGTCCCCGGACGGAACCGCTGCCGTCGTGGACCTGCCCGCGGCCCGGCACATCCGCAACGTGGGCGGGAGCGACGGCGCGGGGCTGTGCGTGTTCACTTCGGTGCAGCACGCCGCGGACTGGCAAAACGTGCGCGTGCTCGACGGGTTCCGCGAGTGGATGCGGCGCCGACCCGGTGGCGGGTGGCCGGAGAAGCTCGACGACATGCTCGCGAAGTTCGCACGGGAAAAGGGCGTTACGCTCCCGCCGTACATCCAGCACACGGGCGGGGACGACAGCTTCCTCGAACTCGCGCTGAAAACGGACCGCATGCCGTCCGTGACTTACGCGGGCAACGACGACTTCTATCGCGGCACGATCGCGCACATGGTGAACCTCGCGCACATGGACGCGAACCGGGCCGCGATCATCGACAACAACCGGCCCGGCGTGTGGGTGTGGATGTCCCGGAGCGAGTTCCTGTCGCGGTGGCGCGCGAACTCTGGTGGCTGGGCGGTTGTGTTCCTCGCGGAACCGCCCCCGCCGCACCCGGACGCGCGGAACTTCGTCGCCATCGCCGTAACCGACGGCCCCTGCATCTGCGGCGACAGTTGCACGTGCGGAAAGGGCGAGTGCCCGCGAACGTGCCCGGTTGTGTTCGGGCAGAACTGCGCGAACGGACGCTGCGGGATTCCGGTTGCGACTCCGACCAACGGTTGTGCGGGCGGACGTTGCGGAGTTCCGCCCGAACCGGTCGACGACGGCGCGGGCCGGTGGATCGCAGACGCAAGTGGCCGGGAATGGGGCTATTGGACCGGCGGCAAGCGCATCGCGGCGGCATTCGCAGATGGGCGCGTGGAATCGACGGACGAAAACGGGATCGCGACCGGGAAGCCGATCGCACCGCCCGCGGCGCTGCCCGCCGGTGTCGCGGTGAAGTCCGAAACCGCTCAACCAACGTTTGAAAGTGACAAGGTTCCGCTCGATGGTGTTGTGCCCGACAAGATCCACAACGCACCGGCCTACGCGATATCCGGGTTCCCGGTGTCGAAAGAAGACGCACACCGGGCGATGAAGGGTGACGGGTTGCGGGACGACAGCGACCGGTGGCACCTGACGGCGGTCGGCGACGCATCGTTCCTGTCGCGGTTCAAGGCCGACGTCGCCGCGCTCCCGGCCGCGACCCGCGCGAAACTGCTCGTGCAGAGCTACGGGTCGGACGAGTGGCCGGTATCGCAGTACAAGCTGAACACGGGCGTGACACTCCGGAAACCGTCACCGGTCCGGAGCGCGGGGGACGTCGGGGTGGTCAGTGCTGACGGGTACAACGCTACCGCGCTCACCGCGTTACTGGCCGCGAAGGGTGGACCGAACTACGTCGAACCGCCCGCGCCCCCGGCACCGCCCACCCCAGACGCGCCGAAGACGCCGGACACGAAACCGGCGCCCGATGCGCCGAAACAAGACAACGGCAACCTGTACCTGATCCTCGCGGTTTTCGCCGCGATCCTCATGTTCCGAAAGAAGGGTTAAACGTGGACCAACTGTTACAACTGCTCGCGCCGCTCATCAGTGGCACCGGACCGTATGGGGCGGTCATCGCCGCGGGGATCGTGCTGTTCTTGAACTGGTACCGCACCGGGAAGCTGTTGCCGTCTTCGACACCGGCCGACCCGCAAACCCCGCTGCTGAACGCGCTGCTCGCGCTGCTGAAGCCGACCACGCCCGCACCGACCGCGCCCGTGACACCGACGCCCGCGCAGCCGCACCCGCTCGACACGCCGATTATCGACGCGATCCTCGCTCGCTTGCGCGGGGCTCCGGTAACACCGCTTCGCGGATAAACGCCCGGAAACGAGAAACGGCCGCGGGATTTCCCGCGGCCGTTTGCGTTGCTGCGGCGCCTCACTGCTGCGATTCGCGTCTCGTTTCGACCATGCCCCCGACGAATTCGAGCCCGTCCGCAGGTGTCTCCACGATTACGATCACGGGGGCGTCCTCGCGAATCTCAATCCGCACCCACTGCTTGTCGCCCCCGGACATAGCCGCCAGCGCAGATAGCACCTTCTGTAACCGGTCAGCCTCCAATGTGACACACGCGATCGGCTCCGCCTTCTGATTCCGCTGCCATATCGTGTCAAACGGCAGGGGTCGATCCAAGACGAGTTGCGTGGACGGTGCCAGTTCCTGTTCTAAATTTGTCGCGCAGGCCGTGATCGTAACGGGCAGCGTGCCCACCTCCGGGGCTTGTACCAGCGCGACGTTTTTCAAAACGGGCCGGTTCGTCCTTAGCTTCGCGAGCATCTTTTTCGCCGCCCGCAGCGAGTCCCGAAAGAACCCGGCCGGGATGACGCCCTTTACCGGCTCTCCGTTGCGGATCTCAACGCTTCGCAGGTCGGGGTAATCGTCGGTGGCCTGCGCCCGGACCGTTGCGCGCACCGCAATAATCGCGTCCGTGGCGTCGATCGTGGCGGACCCGTCCGGCCGCTGGTCCACGAGCACGCCGGGCACCGAGAACCGGCGCACGCCGTCGCCCGCAACCGCGGCAACCGCCTCGACACATGGGGGTAACAGCAACAT